GCGACTCCGAGCGCAAGCGTCGCCGCAAGTGTAAACGCCGCCGCGCCCGCCGCAAATATAAGAGCAGGAACGGCAAGCCGCGAGGAGGCGGTCGAGGTCGCTAATCAGGTGTTATCATTTTTAGAAACCACTACAGATTTTCAAGACGAAAAAATAGAAAATCTAAACGCGGAAAATAAAGAAATTAACGCCGCTTTTGTTGACGCGGCTCCCGTTGCGCACCTTGCCCTCATTGAATTGGTACACATGAGCGCGCAACTTATATTAAACGCCTCTTTCGCGCTCCCTATGCAAAAAACTATAACGCTTGACCGCGATAGGCAGGTTGTGGAATTATGCGCCGAGCTTTATGGCACAACGGATTTTCTGGACGATTTTATCATTCAAAATAATTTTAATATCGACGAAATAGAATTATTACCAATGGGAAAAAAGGTGTCGTATTATGTCAAGAGTACATAACGTTGTATCAGGCGACACGTTAGGCGCAATCGCCGTGCGTTACCTAGGAAGCGCAAGCAAGTGGACGCAGATAACAGGCGCAAACCCGCAATTAGCAAACAGGCGCAAAGCCGTCGACGGCTCGCCGCTTATTTTTGTAGGCGACGCGCTTATTATACCAACAGATCAAACCGAAAGCCGCCCTGTAAGTCCTGCACCCAAAAAACCTATAGTATTAAGCGACAAAGAGCAGGACGTTTCTATTATCGTTGACGGTAAAAAGTTTACAGGGTTTACCTCTTACAAATTAAAACTTTCCTATGATAGTTTTGATACTTTTTCTTTTTCCGCGCCTTATGATACAGAAATAAAAGAGTTACGCGAAATTACAGCGCCTTTCACTTATAAGATGTGCGAGGTATATTACAACGACGAGTTAATTTTCAAAGGCGTATTATTAACGCCCGCCCCTGAATTAAAAGACAAGTCAAGCGAAATAACGCTTGAGGGCTATCCTATTTGCGGCGTGTTAAATGATTGTATGATACCGCCTACAAAATACCCTCTTCAATGTATGGGAATAAATATGAAAGGAATTGCGGACGCGGCTTGCGAGCCTTATAGCATACCTGTAATATTTGACGGCGAGGTCGGCGAAAACTTTACAGAGGTTTCGATTGAGCCTACTGATAAAATACTTGACTTCCTTTCGCGGCTTGCAAAACAGCGCAATTTATTATTTACGAATAACGAAAAAGGGCAATTAGTTTTTTTTAATCCAAACCCTGAAAAAGCGTTTGTAACTTTTGAAGAGGGCAAGTTGCCGCTCATATCTATTAAACCGAAATTCAAAGCTCAAGAGTTTTATAGCCACATTACAGGTTTCGGAAAAACCGACGCAGAATATCCGTCAATGGCGTGGACTTTTGAAAATAAATATTTAATCAATAAGGGAATTATAAGACATCACTCTTTAACGATTGAAGACTCTGAAAATATAAGCGACCTAGAAAACGCAGTCAAGGCTCATGCAGGCAGGATGTTTGCCGATTGTATGAGCTTTGAATTAACGTGCGAAAATCACGTCAACGAAAAAAACGAAGTTTTTATGAAAGGCATGGACGTTTGTGTGCGCGCGCCCTCGGTTATGATAACAAACGAAACTATGTTTATAGCGCGTAACGTCGAATTATTGCGCACCGTAGAAGGAAAGACCGCCGTTATCAATCTTGTTTTACCGGGCGCGTATACTGGAGAAATCCCGGAGGACTTACCGTGGGAATAGGTTTTAATATTATCGGTCGAAAAATCGGCGAAGAGATAGAAAAGTTTGTTAAACTGCTTTTTGAAGCTCGCAAAGACGATAACCGCAACGCGCTTTTATATAACAGCGCGGGTGAGGACTCCGTGCCGCTTGACGACGAGCGGCTTATATTAGTCAAGGTTGACGGCACGGGCAAATATGCCGCTATTGCGGTCTTGACACAATCGCAGGGCGCAAAACCGGGCGAAAAAATATTTTTTTCACGCGACCCCGACGCGGCGATAGTTTCAAAAATAAAAATGTTAAACGACGGCTCTGTTTTAATAGATACGGACTCGGAAACAACAGGCAACGCAAAAGGAAATTACTCACGCTTAATAAAAGGCAAAACCGAAATATACGAAAAAGACGACCGCGTTTATACAAATGAAAAAAATGTTGACAGTACCGTTGAGGGCGATTTTTCAGAAAATGTAAAAGGCGATTATTCCATTGACGGAGAAAAAAATATAACAGTTAAAAGCAGCGCAAATACGGAAAGCGAGGCGGCGCAATCGCATAAAATAAAAGGCGGCACGGACGTAACTCTTGCCGCTCCGGGCGCGGCGGCGTGGTGTCCTAACGCAATAGTCGTATGTCCTTTTGGTATACCGCACGGCGGCGCGGGCGCGGGTATTACAGGATTAAAAGGTGAGTAAATGGGAATATCAGCAACGGCATTAAATGACAAAATAAAAACCGCGTTATCTGATTATAACAATAGCTCTTATAAATACGATACCGAAAGTCCGCAACACTTAAAAATAATCGGCGATACCATGAAAGATTATTTTGAAGAGAACACTGAAATAACTTACTCATGGTCGGCAGTTATGCCGCCGCCCGCTTCCACGCCCGACCCCGTAACAAGTTTTAAGTCGACGGTTTTATTTCCAAACTTTGATATAACACCCGCGCATAGCCTCGACGACATGGCTCTTTTTATTCAAGCCGCTTTTGCGGGCGCGATTATTAAACACGCCGTGGGCTTTACAGTTGCGCCGGGGACGTTCCTTGCGCTCGCGCCGCCTGTACTCGGCAGGTCTACAGATACAGAAACCGCGCTTTTAACTTGCATTTCGTCTCCTGTTTGCACATGGGTATTAACATTAATAAATCCCGCGCCGCTTGCGGGATCGCACGCCGCGTATACAGGCGCAACTATAAAAATGGAGATAGCATGAGCGATTTTCAGGGTGACTTATTTTTAGAAGACACGCCCGACGGCGGCGATATACGCATTGAAAATGATTTTTTTGTTAATGATAGATCGTTTAATACGGCGGTTTATCTTTCCATTTTCGGCGGCAATAAAGACGACAATGGAAAAGTTAAAAACAAAAAAACATGGTGGGGCAACACGCTCGACGGAGTTTCCGAAAATGAAAAACTTGTTTCAAGATTTCAAGCGGTTATTATCAGTATGCCTATGACATCAAAAAACATCGCAGAGGCGCTCGGCGCGGCGGCGCTTGACCTGCAATGGATAAAAGACGAAGGGATAGGCGACGAGGTTATTGTAACAGGCTCCGCGATAGCGCGTAACAAGTTTACATTAAAAATAAATATACTAGCAAAGGGCAAAAGTATTTACGACAATAATTTTGCTCTTTTCTGGAAAGCGGGGGTTTATGGCAACAACATTTAACAATAAAACAATAAGCGAAATAAGAGATTTACTAATAAACTCTTTTCAGGAAAAGTTTAACAAAGTTTTTCGGATATTGCCGAAATCTTTTATAAGAGTTATTGCGACGATTTTCGCGGGCGTTTACATAACGCTTTACAAACAAATAGGGTGGTTATTTTTACAACTATTCCCCGAAACCGCGTACTGGGGCGAGGTTGTTATTTTAGGCATGATAGTCCGTCCGCTTGTTAAATGGGGCGTGCTTATAGGCGTGGGCGAGCCGCGGCGCGGGTCGCAATGGAAAGGAAACATAAAAGTAACCGTAACGCACGCGGGCGCTCCGCTCATTGCAGGGACGCAATTAAAAAGCGAAATAACAGGCAAGTTGTATATTACAGAGGAAACTATAACGCTTGAAAAAGAAACCGAACTTGTACCTGTAATATGTGCAGATAACGGAACGGCGGGCAATCTTGAGGCGGGCGACGCGCTTTCTTTTGTTTCGCCGCTCGGTACTGTAAACCGCGCCGCGGTTGTTTCGGACGTTTTATCTTATGCGATAGAAGACGAAACAGAAACAGAGTACCGCGCCCGCGTTGTTAATCGTTTTAGAAGTCCTCCGCTCGGCGGCGCGCTTTCAGATTATCGGCGTTGGTCAAGCGATGTTGCCGGGGTGCTTAATACATACCCCTGTAAAGATACAGCAACGCCGAGCGGCGTTTTGGTATATGTTGCGGGTATACCTTCATTATTTACCGACCGTATACCAACAGCCGACCTTTTAAGGCAAGTCGGGCGCGCTTGCACATACGACCCTGAAACTGGAAAAGCAAACCGCAAACCGCTAACGGCTGTTATTGACCCCGGCTTTAATGAAACATACGCAAATATAAGACCCGTATCAGTAACCTCTTTTGACATACGCATTGACGGCGTTGCCGGGGTGCCTGTTTCTGATTTTGCCGACGCGGTGCGCTCCGCGATAGAAAATTATTTTTTTAATCGCGAGCCTTATATCCGCGGGCTTTCAGATGATAACAATAAAACAAACATTGTTTCGCGTAACAATGTTATGAGCGCCGTTGATCAAACCGCATTATCACTCAAGGCAGAGTTTGGAAACGTAACAATGCAATTAAACGGCGCAACAATTACAACTTACACGCTCGGCACGGGCGAGCTTTCAAAGTTAGGTCGCCTATTTATAAATGGGGTTTTATATGAGTAGCAAGTTTTTTGAAGCTGTCAAAGCGTTGTTTCCGCAGAGCCGCGCTTTTGAATTATTTGTAGCAAATAAAAAATATAAACTCATTAAAGCGTTATGCGCTCTGCCTGAAAACGTCCGCAAAGAGGGCGAGCTTGTTTATTTTGACTTATTCCCTGATACAACGCGTTATCCTGAAAAATGGGAAAAAGTATTTGCGTTATTTTTTACCAAACGCGAACTTGAAAAGCGCCGCGAAATTATAGACTCTATGTGGAAACTTATAAACGGCGGTCAATCCGCGGAGTTTTTACAGGATATTTTACAATGTATTGACCGCAATATTCACGTTATAGAAAATGTGCCAACATCAAACCCGCGTCACTCAAGCATTGTTGAGTTATGCGTAAACGGAAATAGAATAATGGCGTGCGGAAATAGAAAAGCGGTTTGTAATTATCGCCGCGGCAATGTGGGTTTTATACCTACCATAATACAAAACGACGCAACCTCTGATTATACTATACCGCTTGACTCTAACTACTGGGAGTTTTGTTTTTTTATTTGCAAGCGCGCAATAAGAAACGTCCGCGGGCAAATATTATATATTGAGCCGATAGTCCTTGACGATGTTTGGCGCAATTATGTTGAGTATATTATTTTGAAAATTAAACCCGTGCAAAGCACGGCTATTGTTTTTATTGATTGGCAAAAAACAGAGGAGGCAAATAATGATTAGAATTAACGCGCAATACACGGACTATTTTGACGGCACCGACCCTGCATACCCCGGCGGCAAAGCGGTTGACACTTCAAACGGCGATAGCGAGGACGGCACGCCGTATAAAGCGACGTGGATGAATGACGTTAATGGATTTCATCAAGCCGCGATTGTTGAGGCAAAAGGAAAGTTTGAAGTAAGCAACACGCCCGACAAAGTAGGCTCGTCCGAAATATTAAATGCGATTAAAACAATTATGAATAATCGTATTGAAAAGATTATTGACCCGTATTTTATACTTGAAAGATTATCAAAAGTCGACGGCGAGGGGAGCGGACTTGACGCGGCTTTATTTTGCGGCAAGCCGCCTGAATATTATCTCTCCGCGGCGTTTGCAGGATTTCACATAAAAAATATATCAGGCATTGACGCTGTTATTCCGTGGGCAGAGTTGGGAATGTCGTATAACGCAGACAGCGATTATATTATTTTTATTTCGCCGCACGGCGTTTATAAAGAGTTTATTAACTTTCCATGCGAAGCGAAAGAGGACGGCTTGCACGTTTACCCGCAACGATTTATTGACGGAAAAATAGTCGAAGGAACGCGAACTATTAAGTGGGGAACTTTCAAGTGGG